TTGGTTTCAGAAGTCAATACCTACATCAATACCCATCAGTGGCCTGGCAAAGCTGCTATTGGTCGTCTGAAAGGTGACGAGCTGGAACAATATAATTTATGGCTGGATTATCTGGACGCACTGGAACTGGTTGATACTTCCGGTGCGCCAGATATTGAATGGCCTACGCCTCCGGCAGTTCAGGCCAGATGACGTCCGGCGCGGTGCTGGTATCTGTTGCCGTCACCGCGTCAATGTAATCCAGCACAGCGTTAAGTCGGGTGTTTTCTGTCTGCGTCAGCTTCCGCCCGGCCTGCAATTTCAGTTGAATCAGACTAATGGAAGCCATTGCAGTATCAATCAGTGACTGACGCTGTGCTTCTGCCGCGCCTACTGCGGCGCTATGCTGTGCTTCAGTATCGGTCACCCATTTCTCACCATCCCATTCATCGTATGGCGTTAAAGGGGCGATAGTGGTTGTATTTTCAGGGTAATCACCCGGAGCTTTGATTTCTTTTGATTCTCCTGTTTCTGTGCTAAAGACGATTTCACCACGATGGTCTGGCACATATTCCCATGAGTTAAAATCTGCAGAACGGCAGATTGCATAACCAGTTTTGTATGCGCCTGGATCATCTAAACAGGAACATGCCGGAATGCCGACACCCACAGCAAGATATTCAGTTGATGTAAAAATATATTCCCGTGTTTCACCATCATAGTTATAAACCGTAATATTTCCTGCTTGGGTAGCGATAAATTCGTTATTTAATACAGCGTAATCCATTATGCAGCCCTCACGATATAATTAAAGGCAATGTTTCGAGGACGGTTTTCGTTTGCAGTTGGAACAACTCTGGAAGCATCAAATGTTACTCGCCTTGCATAACCACCTTTAATTGAATCAGATGAAGCATCTCCGATGACGCTGGTTGTAAAAGCACCAGAATCAGAAGGATAGGAATTAAACCTGACATCCACTAATGCACCAATTATATTTCGAATGGCATCGCCCTGTGATGAAAGCAAGCTACGGTTAGTATCAATTCCTCTTCCGTCATCCCAGCCGCGAATAAACTCACCACGTAAATCAGGCAATTTATTTGTCGGGTAAACTTTTGCCAGTTCCGGGTATTCTTCAGCAGAAAAAGCCGCACCATTGCATTTCAGCCAGCCTGTTGGCGGAGTGGCTGAAGGCCACGGAACAGGGACACCAACAGGTAATGCAGAGCCTTCTCCCAAACCAAGGTTTTCGAGAGCCGTTTTCACCGTGCCATCCGATTTGATATCACCAAACGGATTCTTGCGGCTCAGGTATTCAACAGCAAACCCCGATCCCAGCAATTCAACAAAACCGGGCAGATCACCATTATCAAGCACATCCCGTTGCGTTTTATCACTTACAAACTGGGCCAGAGCTGCAGCAATAAAGCTGGCCTGCCGAATAACCTTATTGACTTGCGCACTGGAGGCTTTCCCTGCTGTAAATCCGGATAAAAGCGCGGGCAACGCTTCCCATTCCTCCTGCGATATAACATTGGCATTTCGATCCGTTGCAAACGCTTTAAAGTCATTTTTCGCCATCAGAGTAATACTCCCCATGCTCCTACATCAAAACCACTGATGAATTCGTTATCCATATCAAAACCAAAAAATTTTGAGCCTTCCGATGGGGTTTCCACCGAAGGTGTTTCAATGCCACCCGCCCATACCCCGGCGGCTTTTACTGTGAGATACCCCTGTTTAATTGCCGCAATTAACTCACGCGATACATCTGAAATATCAGTATCAGGAAAGACCCAGACCGATATCGTCATGTCCTGGTTATCGACTATCTGCATTCGCAGCCCGGATCCTGCTGTTGCAGCGTCAAGAATTGCCGGAAGCGAATCATTCCGTCCGTCCCAGTTATTAATCGCAATCTTCGCTTTAAGAATGACACGATAAGTTTCATCGCTGAGATACATGTATCCTGAATCAGGATCGTATGGTCCCTGCCATACCCCCTGATCATATCCAAGCCCGTCGGTATCCCAGCTGAAATAGACACCTGAGATAGGCTGGCTGACAACACGGCTACGTCCGATCCACAATCCAAGAATGTCAAGTTGCACACCAACCGCAGAGTCAATATCAAATGCAGTAATCAGCCCTCTGGTGGCAGCCGCAACATCAATAAGTGGCCGGGTCATCAGATCAACATGCGCAAGAAATTTAGGTTTGGTGGCGTGGTAGTTCGTGATTAGTTCGGTGTATTTGCTCATGACTCCACCGTTATAACGATATTTTCCGGGGTACAGGACGCAGATTCGTTGTATCTGATATCAATGTTTGATGACGACAAAGCCCCCGGGGATTTCCCAATCGTCAGTTCCTGAATATCGTAATAGCGTGCATTCCCGCCACTCACCACGCCAAGATTCGCCGGTGAGTAAATGCGACTTAAAAGGACCGAATCACCAATCGTCAGACTATTGATATAGTCGGAAATAGCCTGCTGGATCTGCTGCCCTATCTGTGAGGTATAACCCGTAAAAACTTTTAATTTAATCCGGGCATAAACAGGCACATCACTGGAACGCGAGAATTTGATTACATGGGGATTGCCGTATTTATCCGGAACCGTAACGGATGTTGTACCGTGAGTGGCTGTCCCCTGGCCTTTATTCCCTCTGATAGCCTGAGCAATATCCGTCACATCACCGCCATCCACAATTACAGCAACAGAGTGTGGCGGTAACCCGTTACCGTCCTCCGAACCAGTATCGTTTTCATAGAGTTTGTGGCGGGTTACACCGGTAACATTAGAAACAGCACCATCCAGTGCTTCAAATGGGGTTATTGATGGCAACGCAACACTTTGCGACTGGCGGATACGTAACTCCGCGTCAGTTTCTGCCGGAGTGCCCACAGTAGCCGCAGCAGGATTAGTTACCGAAACCCAGCCACGGGTTGGCGTATTAATTTCAGTGATAGTTCCAGCCAGCGCCGCCACTGCACCACTGACGGAACATGTTGCGGTCACCATCACTGTACCATCCACGCCTACCACCACTGAAGCAGGCAAACGCCATATCACATTATTACTGTCTTTCACGCTGCCATTAATGATGGTTGTTCCGGCAGTTCCTGTAAGAAGCAAATCAACCGTAGAGTTCGTCGCGCCTTTACGTGAAATACCATTTATTTTCACGTTACTGGTCAGTGCAGCCCCATAGCCGGTTGCCGGTGAAAAACAGTTGTAGACAGTTATCGCCGTATTATTGGCATCATGAATCGCCAGCGCCATCAGAGCCACCATCTGGCCGTCTTTGCTGTCCGGTTCGAGGTAGGCATCACTGCCATAAATCTGCTGAAAATAGCTAATCAGGGTGCTGAGTATCGTCTGATAATCAGGCGCACTGATCCCCTCCGCGGTTACCTTTGCAGATAAACCGAGAGAATCAAGGTTCAGAGCCATTACGCCTCCGATGTAACAGTCGTTATTCCATAAAGAGTGTCGATTTCAGCGGAAAACATGACACGTCGGGTCGTGGTATCCACCGTCGTATTGAAAGAGAGGATTGATTTAACGCCCCGCGTTTCGAGGATGCGCTTACGGATCGCCAGGTTGTAGGTTTCCGGCTTCTGCTTACCGAGTACGGACTGGATCCACGGAGTCCCCTCGGTGGTGTCGAGAAACCATTGCCCATACCACAATTCGAATCTCGTTTTTACCGCCTGCGCCACGGCCTCCGGTGAGTTAATCAGCCAGGTGTCATCACCGCTGCCAAAGGTATAATCGCCATCGGCGTCTTCACGTCTGTATCGCATCAGTTTACCCCATCGGTATTGCTTCCACCGCGCTGAACACCGCCATGAGTGTGCGTATCATCGATTGGCTTGCCGTTAGCCTTCACGCTACCCAAAAACTCAACAGCACCAGTGATTTTTGAAGCCACACCAGAAACAACAGACCCCACCATGCCCCCCATCCAGGTTAACAGGCCATGAATGGTTACTTTCTCAGAAAAATCAGCCAGAGGGGCAACCACATCAAGACCACCCGGAGCGACAATTTTAATTTTCCTGGTGTCAGGATTAAGCTCAAAATAGGTGCTGCCGTCGTCACTACGCAACTGTGTGGCACTGGTATTAATACCGCTAATCTTCCTCGCCTGCGACTGGGGACCGACAATACAAAACGCATCCGATAAATCATGCATTCTGTCATCGACCGGCTCCTGTATCCCGCCACTCTGCCACCAGAAATCAATACAACGATCGGCAAAAACGACAAGACACTCATCCCCGGCTTTTACCGGAAAAGTCAACGTACAGCCTCCGCCGCGCGGGAATACCACTGGTACATCCACCAGCAATGGGTAATTTTTGGTAATGCGCTTGCCGTCATTATCCTTTTCAACCGAACGGATAGCAGGCTGCACAACTGCCGTCACCGGATCAGGATCGAATGACTGAATAATGCCAGGCAAGGCGACACGGATCTGGTTCTTTGTTGTTTCCCGTTCAGATTTGAATGTTTCGGCAAGGTCGCCGCTGCGGGTCTGGTCAGATACTGCCATTTAGTAGGCTCCAGAAAGCAAAAAACCCGCCGGGTGGCGGGTTTTATGTGACTAATTTGATCTTTTCAGTTTATAAGCCCCATCTTACCGGCGCTTCGATAGTTAATTACATCGCCTGAAGAGCCGCAAGGCACAGCTACAGTCGACATTTTGACAAATCCTTTACCGCCCTGCTTTTGGCATAAAGTGGCATGCATTTTTGCTAAACGCGCAGCATGACCAAAATCAATTTTGGTTCCGTAAGTTGAATCTCGTAGAGCTGCTTTTTTTGCAATTCCGGTAATATTTTTGTCTTTAATTACAGATGCAAACAAACTCAAATCATTTCCAATTTGATTGAAGCAAGTACGATTAATATCAACATCGGCATACGCTGAAATGCGTTTGCAATCTGAGATCTGAGAAAGCACAGATGTGTTAACCAGTTGCAAATTTAATTTGTAGTCACCGACATAGGTATAAATTTTGTTAGGGTCCGTGGTTCCCGGATAACGAGTTACGAATGGAATGCTGTTGTACGCATCTCGCAAAGATTCTGCCCCCTTACTTGTAAGCTCGTTCCCAACACCAGCAACGATAACCTCTGGATGTGAAACTTCAAATTGAGACTTTTCTTCGCGCTGTATTTGAAGCCTGCTTTTCTGGCTCTCCTCAACTTGCTTATCGTACGCTTGTTTTTCTTCATTTTTTTGGGATAGCCATTTTTCCTGCGCTTTAGCACCATTAGGATCCCAACTACATGAAGTTAAAAAAAGAGAAAATACGATTGTGGTTATCGCAAGCCTGCTCACTATTATGCACCTCGATTCATCGCTGACTGGCTAGGAATATCACTAGCACCTCGAGCAAAGCACATCATATCCATGTACCACGCCTGGCCCCTTGTGTCGCCAGTGTACATAATCCCGCGCACAATATAAACGCCATCCGTTGCGATGCTGGCAGGCTGCGATGTGGTGCCGCTTAGCGTGATATTTCCATCCGAGTTCTGGTCGGTGATCTGACCACCAGCCATCGCAATATCGTTGTTCGACAACGCGGTGCGATATACGGAAGCCTGATCCAGTTGAATGAGCCCATTAACCCGGATGTTCGGATTAATAAGCGCGCGGACGTTTACGCCGTTGCCGATAGTCTGCTGCGGCATGCCGATAAGCCCGGTGGCGCTGTTGAGCACAATCGCTTCATGAACATATTCGTTATTCGCCACCATCTGGCGTTGACCGTCCACGAATTGCCATGTTGCGCCACATTGCCCGGCTACGTTATCCATAAGATGCCGCGTCATGCCAAAGAGCACCCGCCCCCGGGGGAATACAGTAGCAGGCATTTCAGGCGTCAGGCCTTCGGTCGCGCCTTTGGCTTCGAAGTCTTTCATCAGCGCACGGTTCACATCAGCGACCGTGTAACCGGCAGCCAGCGTCTGTGAGGTTATACTGGTGGCAAATGCCAGATCCGTATCTGCTGCCTGAATCAGGACATAGGAATCAATAGGGCTGTCTTTTCCTGTGACCGAGTAGCGAATTTCTCCGCTGAAAATCAGCCCGTAGTTGCGGCCATCTGTCTGGCCCACGTCCGCCGCGTCAACTTCCCGCACGGTCCCTACGTCGCTTGCTGACACCTCCGGCGCGATACCGTCGTAACCGGCAATCAGACGCACTTTCGAAAATTCCTGCCCGGTGATTCGGTTCACAGTATCTGCCGAGAGGTTATAAATTTTGATAGTCCCTACCCGGGACGCGCTGCTGATGTTGAACCAGTCGATCGTAAAGGTGACTTTGAAATCACTTAGCTCAATTCCCTGACCGTTCCCGTTCACAAGCTGCAGCTCGAAATGTCTCATCCAGTTCTGTGACATGCTTACTCCGTTGATACCAGTAAATGACTGCGGCCGCCCAGATCAGTTTTTGTGGGGTAATCCTGTGTGTTGTCATCGCAGACCACCACCAGCTTAAAACCAAGTCCCATACAGGCGTACTGCGCCAGCAGATCAGCGCCAGTGACGAGAGGAATACCGGAAATTACCGGCTCCCCTCTGTCGTTCTGCAGGTCCATAATCCAGTAAAGATCGCGCCATATGATGCTAATCTGCCAAGTGACACCACCCAGGACGATGCTGAACTGCTGGTTGTCCGCTGTCAGCGGAATTTCCTGAATTATCATTAGCCGCCTCCCAGTAATGACGCCACGTTACCAGTGATGCTTTTCAGCAGTGAAGTATCTGGAGGCTTTGTGGTTTTGTTGCCGCTGTTCTGTACCGCCGACGTGCTGGCCCCTTCCTTCATGTTGGTTTTATCCGCGACGGTAATCTGCTGTGTCCGGGAGATAATGACCTCCCTCAGGGTGAGGACGGCGGACAGGACGTTTTCGGTTGTCTTGTCCGTCGTCACTTCCAGCGCCCGGATCAACATGTTGCTGTACAGCCGTTTACCGGTTACCACATCGAAGGGGATACGGCTTTCCTGCAGATCCAGTAGCTCCTGATACGTCTGCTGAGGACTCAGGCCGAGCAGGCTGGTAGCCGTCAGGTTACTGGCAAAATCCAGCAATGCGCCGCCACCGGCGAAACCAACCTCCATCACCACTTCTGACGGTTTTTTATAGGCATGATCAGCGACAGCGGCCCCGACCTCTACCGGATGCTCTGTTATTTCAAGCATATCTGTATGCTTCTCTGAAATAACAACACTGGGAACAATCATTCCTATTTTTCTGCTCTGCTGATGAAAAAGTGTAGAGAGAATATCCACTAACCCACCCTCACCTGATTACTTCGCATGACCTGAGCATTTGCAGACTGTTGCCGACGTGCAACCTCATTACCGACAGCGTGCGGATCTCCGCCACCGTAAATGTGGTAGGTATTTTGCTGGTTAACCTCTGTCACTTTGCCACTAATTCCCGCCACGGCAGCCTTATTAATCAGCTCTCGAGAATAGATATTTCTTCCATTCTCATGCTGGATAATGCTGCTCATCAATGCTGACATGGTTTGCGGATCGCTCATATTCAGGGCAGCCCGGGGATCCACTCCCAGTCGTTGCGATACAGCCCTGATATACGCGGTTGTGTTGTTATTATCAGACGCAGGTGCCCAGGTAGAGATAATTTTCTCCACACTGTTTATTCCCCGTCCGGCGTACAGCATTAACTGACGAGCAAGAGCCCGTAATCCATCAAAAGCAGTTTCAAATCTGGCAAATCGCCCGCCCGGTCGTTCAAGAGAAGCCCCCGCCTGACCAGCAAAATTAAGGTTTCCCGGATTGTTATTCCGTTCTCCTCGCTTCGTAGCCTGTGCATGTTGTTCCGGCTCAGCACCTGGAATATCTGACTGAATATTTGCGCCTTTTACGGTATGAGGATTACGACCAAAATCGGTATCAATGCCAAGCCAGCGCAATGAATCTCCAATATTTTGTTTCGTGTAATCCCAGGATGACTTCGCACTGGCACCAATATTTTCGCGATCGGAGTACAAATAAGCAGCATAAGCCATCCAGCCTTTTAACCATGGCGGTACCGGCAAACCAGATATTTTCCCGAAAGCCCCCAGAACCCTGGATACCCAGACACCCGCGATGAATGTACCGAGGATTTCCAGTGCATTTTGCCAGCCGCCAACACCATCTTTTAGTTCCAGAAGGTGATCACGAAGCCAGGTGATCGCATCCTTCGCTTTATCTATTGCCGGTTGCCATTTTTCCCAGTCGATAAGACTGTTACCGCCTTCTTTCCATGTTTTGTAGTCTTCCCACAAGAGACCGAGAGCCACGATCAGACCGGTAATCAGCCCTATAGGTGACATCCAGAAAGTAGAGTTAAGTATCCGCATGGCGACAACCAGACCGCCGATAACCTCTATCAGGGTTTTCGTTTCGGCATCCAGTTTCCCCCACCACTCGATGATATCTCCGACACCATCGACTATCCGAAATGCTACCCGCCCGACTATCTCACCCAGCCAGAGGATCCCCTTTATGACCTTTGTGATGGTGACTTCAATTTTGGGAAAATTTTCAATTATCTTTTTGCGCAGGTTATCAATCTGCCCCGCCAGTCCGTCCGCAAGATTCGATCCGATTTTGTCCCGCGCCATCCCGGCCATTTCACCGAGCGATTTCAGCGAGGTCATAAACCGGTTTGACGATAAGGCAGCCTGATCGGCATTAAATCCGATCGCTTTCACCATTTCTGAATACTGAGCGCTGAACTGCCCCACTCCGCGACGCATAGCCATCAGGGTATTTTCGTCAATGCCCAGCATCTGCGCATACTGGTTAGCCCGGTAATACGGCATGCTGCTGAGTTTCTGTCCAACGCCCGTAAAGATAGCAGCCATGTCACGCATGTTACCGCTGGCATCACGGGTCTGTACGCCCAGGCGATTCAGAAAGCCTTCTGCTCCGGGATTGTTACGAATAAACCTGGAGAGGCTTTCCAGAGAAGATCGCGCAGCGTCCACACTGCCGCCAACCTGCGAAACCGCATAGCCAATAGACTGAATTCCCTGGACCGTCGCGCCGGTGCGCTGTGACGCCCAGTAAAGATTATCCAGGCCGGAGGCGATCTTAGCCGTGAAGGCCACCACGGACAGCGCAGCTCCTTCAACAGCCAGCCCCATTTTGATGACATTTGCAGTTGTACCGGCGAGGACAGAACCGAACTTTTTCGCTCCTGCATCATCCACACTGAAGCCAAGCGAGACGAGGAAATCTTTAATAGTTTCAGCGTTCATTATCCTCTCTCCATTTCTCAATGCGCCGCTGGTTATCCGCTTTTACCGCCAGATGGTCATTCAAGAGAGCAATGTCATACAAATCGACAGAGCCATCTTTAAGTGCTGTATAGGGAATTAACCCGGCGTCAACCGGATTGAGAAGGTAGGACAGCCCGTCCGGCAGGCTGTTAAACGTCAGCCCTGTTGCAGGCTCTGCGTCGTGCTGGTAAGGGGTGTAGGCAAAAAATTTCCCAGCGAATCGGCGACCACCCGCGCCACCAGATGAAGCATGACCAGCAAGTCAATATCATCAAACATCAGTTCGCCATGGGTAAATACCGGCACCCATCCGTCCATATGACGCCGCGATACCACCGCAAGACAGGGATGAATAATCGCATCGGTGTCATCTTCGGTCAGGGAAGACAGTTCCTCAGCGATACGCGGGAGCATGGTTTCAAACACCGGTTTTAACTGCTCGAATTTCACGGTGTCGATCTTGCCATCAGCAGGCAAACGGGAGCGAATGCTCCCGAAATCTGACATCATTCCCGCCAGTACCGGCAGAAGTTTGCGGGTCACTTTCAGCTGGTCAAAAACGCTGAGTTTTGCCACGCGATATTTCACGCCTTTGATTTCGAATTCCATGTATTAAAACTCCCCGAGAACCTGGTCAATCTTGCCGCAGTCAAACACCCACGGCATCGTATTACCGGTTTTAGCGTTGGCGTTATCCGGTTGTTTCTGGAACGCAACACTGCGTGCCGTGATGATGTCGCCGCTGACCTTGTTGCGGATCACGATAACGTTATTCCCCCATGTGGCAGAAGACTGGCTCTGTGCGTTATACGCCAGCGACAATTTTTTATTTGTCGGTGATGTCTTCAGAAGGTTAACGGTAATCGTCCCGCTTTTATCTGCATGGAGACTGTGCATCACTTCACCATCAGCACCGATGGTCATGGTGTTTTTAGGACCGCCCATCGCAACCACAATCCCCTCTTCAGAACTTGCCGAACCGTACCCAAGGTCAATCGAACCGGTCGGCCCGGTCAGCGTCGCAGTGACATCCATAAAAGAATAGGTAGACATTCACTTCCCCTTAGCGAACAACGTTAATCTGTACGTCAGCGTAATGAACCGCGCCTGCAAGTTTTATTGCAGCCTGAATCACCGGAGCCTTACGGGCTTCACGCTCTGATTGTGCCTGTTCATCCAGCGGCTGGGCGTATACGTAATAACCTTTGGGCAGCGTGTCACCTGATGACAACTGGCCAAGGTCGCCACCGTTCCATACGCCCGGAGCAATCAGTCCATTCTGAACGGCCTGATCCAGTGATTTTTCAACATTTGATAACAGTCGGGTAATACCGGCTTCAGTCTGGGGAACCTTCGTGGTGCTGGTATAAAGCAGGTTATAGAGGTTGGTCTGCACATAATTCTGTAACCAGTCCAGGCCGTGGCGTTCATCAAAGAAATCGCCGTTAGCCATCACTCCCTGCTGGAGGATAGCTGTATCATTCTGGTAGTACACGAACACATTGCAGTTTTTTGCATCAAGTGCCGATGCCTGACTGACTGTCAGTGTTTCATACCCGACACCCGGCTCCTGCTTAAACTTGAGCGTAATCGCGGTATTACTGCCATTGAAATTAACCGTGAATGCCCGGCCAAATGCAGATAACGCAGCGTATTTATTACCCGATGAATACTGAATAAAACTGCGTGAATATCCGGCGGTTTTCAGTTTTGATGCCAAATCATCTCTGGATGCAGTCTGCAGGCATTTCTCATCGCTTGTCGTAATCGCCAGAATACGGCTTACAGAAGAGGATTCGATCGCCGCAGCCACTTTCAGCCAGTCTGCATCCGGAATATCTGCATCGTCTGCAATCCCCAGCCCATACCATGAAGTATAATCAAGCATGGCATTCACAGCCTGCTCCAGCGTCTCAGGCGTGGCCTGTTCGCTGTCTCCCTTCGTTTTCACCCAACGACCAACAAAAACCTCCTGAGGTTTCGGTGATTGTGAGAAAAACACCTGCGCAGCTTTATATTCTGGTGATTCCACGCCAAAATCTTTTCCAATATCTTCCGCGGCAGAATAACGACGAATGCGCTCACTTACCGGAATGATTGTGGACGGGCCGAGAATGAGTAATGCACCAAAATTTCGCCCTGATGCTGCACGCGGCGACATGATCACATCAACATTAACAACGTTTGATACAGGCAAGCCCTGTGCCATAGCTTAATCTCCGAAAAAGATGACTGGTGCTTCCACCAGCGATTTAATACCGTACTCGCGCACAACCTTCCGGCGCAGGCGCACCGTCATATCGTAGCGGCGGACCCATTGCTGATTAATAAGTTCAGGGAAGGGAGTCAGACCTGTGTAATCGCCAAGAGACAGCCCCAGCGCATTCAGTGCTACATTGTTCTGCGGCACAGATATACCGTCACGAAACCGGGACGCATACACCATCCCCGCCGGTCCATAAAACGAAGCCATACACTCAATCGTTTCATGCCGCCAGAGCTGAGAGCCATCATCGGTCTGTCTGGTGAATGCCGGACTGTCATCACCTGACCATCCGATAACCCCAAACGCACACCAGTTCGTTTCAACCGGTAGCAGTGGCGGCTGCTCTTTCTGCCAGCGCGGGCGAACCATCCCGGCAGACAGACCGGAAACGTTACGCATCCACTGGCTTAACAGCCTGTCGAGCGCTTCGTCATAATCCGGATCGCCACTGGTTGGTATTAACCATCCGCGCTCTGTACTGGTGTTATTGCTCAACCGGAGTTCCCCCATCAAACGGCATCAACTCACAATGCGCCTGAACGAATCCGGCCCCATAAGCTGTATACGGGTCGACGAAGGTCACACGATAATCACGGCCCTGATACGTCACGATATCGGCATCACGGCCAGTCTGTCCCTGCGTCAGTCGCTCAGTCGTCACAATCAGAATTGCACCGCTGATTACCTGCCCTGCCTGCATACGGCGGTTTTCCAGAGAGCGATCAACAGTTACGACTCCGGCAAACTGCTTTTTAACTTCACTGTCGCTGCCGATCCCGTCCTCATCCACCGTTTGCACTCGGCGTGTTACCCACAAATTGAAGTCGCAAAAATCGGGGTCAAAAAGCACATCTGTTACATCAAGAGTCGGCATCTTTATCCCTCACAACATGGGTAATCGCTCTGCGATATTGCCCGGTGTCAATTAATGGTTTCGCCAGTTCGGTTCCCGGGGATTCGCCAGCAGCACGCCGGGCAAGTTCCAGTGTTGCCCCCTTGCGCCCCCGACGAGCCCGGGCTTCAACAGTACTGTCAGCAAGCGGCGTAAAGCCGGTAATAGTCATGTAACGCCTGACGCCATTAGCGGCCAGCGTTCCGGCACGGTTGAGTGCGCGTTCTGCTCCCGCAGCATTACCATCAAGAGCAGCCTGCGCCGCGGCTTTGAGCTGCGGCACCGTCTGCTCTTCTGCCGATTTAACGCCGGGGACCAGGTGAGGTCGTGGCGGGATGTTCTGCTCTGGTGAGCCGTATTCGTTGAGGTAACCGATGCCCGCATTACCAAACGGAACATCATCCCGCTCGCTGTCTTCCGAAGGGATGCCGACCAGCACATCTTTTTTGGTTAACGACCTGAGCGCATCCAGAATGGCCTTAGCGTTATCCACCCTCGTTGTTACACCGCTTTTGAAACTCATAGCTGGCGACCGCCTGCACCGAACATCGTGATCAACTGATAAAATTCAGCGCCATATCGGGTGTTATTCCAGAAACCTGCATCAGGATTCAGCGTCGCACTGGTGTCATAGCTGACGCTTACCTTATCCACGGACTTTGAGGACTGAACGCCATTGGTTGAACCGCCAGAACCACCAGCCAGCATCGCCCGGCTGTCTGCCGCCCAGAGCGACATGTAGTGCGCAACGAACAACCCGGCAAAGTACGGAAACAACTTTTTGCCGGTGACGTTTTCGCTCAGCAGTTCATCGGCCAGATTCAGACGAAACTGGATTTGCGCTTCGGGATATTTGGCAGGGTCAGCAAACTGCGGGAAGTCGCGGCGAAAATCACTTACCGCTGGCAGACTTTGATTCTTTGGCATTTTTTACCTCGTTACACGCGTCTGTGGCTTTGCCAACGGATACTTCCGCGTGCGCACGAGTGAACCAGTGCGTGGCAACGTCTTCCTCCACAGCATGACGGCCTTTAACAAACTCGCGCCGAGAACCGTCGGGAAGCGTGAGCACAAACGGGGTATGTACGTGTATTACTGCATCATTTTTTGCCATCGGGTCATCCTTAATGGCCCCGCCAGGGGGGCCATGTGGCTGTTAAATGCCATCAACGTACGAAATGGTTTCTTTGTACACTGGCTCGACTGCACCCAGCTTGCCGTAGTAAGTGACGATCTGATACAGACCGCGATACTGCACCGGCACGCTCTGAAGCGGAACCAGCGGGTAGCGGACGTATTTTTTATCGTTGGTGTACGCAACCATGCGATCCTTTTTCCCCACACCACGGCCTTTCAGCCATTTAACCGCGCGGATATTCAGCGGAACACCGTTCTGGTGATAGCTGATGGTGTTGGTCTGAAGATACGTCAACAGGGACTGGTTACCCGCAGATGAAACGATGATGCTGGACAACAGAGCAAACTGCTCAGGCGGGATCAGCAAATCACGCGGAACCACAGAGTAACCGGAAGCGGCCCACGCATCAGACAGTACCTGGTTAATGCTTGCGCGGATTTCGTCCGGTGTTGAGGTTGCCCACGTTTTGGCAGCGTTGTTGACAGGCACGCCGTCCAGGGTAACAAGGCCTTTCAGGTTTAATGCGGAATCGCCAACATATACCTGTTCATCGTTATCCATCTGCCATTTCAGTTGCATACCGTCATACTTCTGCGTATCAATCGGGCGGCCGACCTGCTGAGCAGCCTGCAATTCTATGACCGTCCAGCCAAGTTCCATCCCCCACAGGTTCAGCGGGTTACCAGATTTGCCGATATCCACGTTCACGCCAGCAATAGCGGTTGAGTCTTTGCCTACCCAGTTTTTGCCATTCGGATTTGCACCAGTACCCGCAGCGGCGAAGCTGGTATTCGTCCAGCTGGAAATGTCATCTGCGATGGAGACATCTTCACGCAGTTGGATATCGCGGGTCCAGGTGTACCCCACCAGTGGCAGGTTCAGCGTCTGGTCGAGTCGCTCCAGCTCCCCGATGAGAAAGGCACCAGAGCTGTCAACGGTTGCCTGATCAAAAGTAATCATTCGTCTGTTCCTTAAATCTTCCAGGAAATTTCTGCATTGCCGTTAGCATCACCGGCACCTGTGAATTCAGCGTTGGTCAGCACCACGTTTTTGCCACTGACTGACGTGGCCATGAATCCACCCAGCGGCACTTTGATGGATTCATCAGTGGAGACGACAACGTATACCGGGTCGCCTTTTTTGATGGTGCTGGCATCAAAATCAGAACCGAGATTAACGGTCACGTAGCCACGCTTCATTGCGTCGCCCGGGAAGTTCTTGCCTGTTCCCACCTGGCGAACCATGTCCGGCTGCGACGTGGTCGGATAAGGGCGCACGTAGATCCCCTTCACCTTGTCTGCGGTATCACCATCTGCCAGCGGCACGAAAAAACCGTCATCATCGTATTTACCAGCCAGGCCATAGGCAGCGAAGGCGTTATCGGATTTAAGGACCACCGGTTCGACGGTTAAGTCCTGCGGGCGAGAGACAGCCCCGGCAATGCCAACAGGCATCCGGTACAGAAATACATTATTCATTTTTTACCCTTTACGGTTTGCCCAGAATTCAGCGTTTTGTTTGTTCAGGGAAGCGATACTGGTCATGCCCATGTTTAGGCGCTGTGCATCGCCGGTGGTGGCGCGGGTGTTTCGCCCTTTGGCAATCTCAGACACGGCATTAAACGCCATGTCGACCGATTGTTTCGGCAATTTGCGGATATCCGCATCACCGACTATCTGGCGAACCAGCGTTTTGTCAGCAGAAGCCAGAACCTCACGTTTGAACGCGGTCGGTTTCATCTTACGGCTCAGATCAATACCCGGAACGATAACTTCGGCACGCCAGGCTGAGTCACCAGTAATCGTGGTTTCCTCTTCATCGTCCTCGCCGTCACCGGTCGGATTATCGTCAGGCTTATTGTCGTTATCGCCCGTCGCATTTCCTTCCAGCTTAGCCAGCAGGGCTTTCAGTAATGTTTTGAGGTCATCATCACTGTCGCCCGTTGGACCTCCGCCCATCTCTGGTGCTTTGTCCGGTAGCGGTTGCTGCGGGGACAGGTTGATGTTGAGATTAACGCCCTGCGGCAAATCCCCCTCATCTCCTGTAACCGATGCGGGAGCCGACTCCACCAGTTCGTTCATGGTGTCAGCGTCACCCGTTTTGATGGCCGTGCGCATGCGGGTCCACCAGCTTTTCTTTTGATTTGCCATTGTGTCTCTGTCTCCAATTGCACAACGATTTCCGGCTCTGCCTTTAGGGACAAGAGCCACATGGTTACCTGTAATTTCTACCTGTTCGGCTTTACCTGGCTCGGTCTGTTCGTACTCCGCGTCGTAACCACACGACACCTGTCGGAGGCCGTCTTCGACCATCTGAATGGCGTATTCGTCTTTGATAATGATGTCGGCAATCATCAGATCGGACTGATCACCAGTCCCGCGACGAACATTCTGCAGGTGGCCCACCGCAAGCTCTTTCCAGTTAGCAGGGTTGACCAGCTGCACATTGCCGTTTTCGTCCTCCGGGTGGAGAACGGTGATACTCATGCCCTCGAAAGACGCCAGCGTTGCCGGGTCGAAGACATGCTCTGGCGAGCGACTGACAACAATCTCGCCAAAGGCATCAGGAATAAGGTTGGGTAGGTCGGCTGCGCCGTAGAGTTGCTTTCCGGTTCGCGCTACGGGCACGTCTTTGCAAAGCAATGAGCCATCCGCCAGGCGGTATCGGGTTTCCCCGAGCCTGGTCTCAAAAAAGTATTTCATGGGTTATGCTGCCCTTTTCATTGCGAATGGAACGCGAGCAAACACGATCTCTTTATAGCAGCGGCAGTTTGGCAGCTCGCCCGCGTGGCCGGTCATGCCGTCCAAAGTTGGAGGTGAATCCCAGCGGACGAATTTACCTTTCATGTGATCGTGGGAATCTCGGACATCGCCATCATCGGCTGTACGCCAAATATAACCATCCGAGCCAATAGCTATCGCTCGGGTCATATCCAGCGCGCCCGTTGCTCTTCCCAGTTCCGTTCGGGCAATCAGATCGGCCCTGGACTTAGCAACATCGCCGGTAGATGCAATCTCTTTAGCAAAGTGCTCCGCCCGACCACCGGTGACAACAGCCTCTATCGCTTTGTTCTGGATGTCGTACACCCTGTCTGCGGCCTCGAGAGGCAGAGATTTGATGTATTTCACCTGCTCCGCGATGATGGACTGCATCACCTGACCAACCGGGGCGCTTTCCACCAGATTGCGGAGCTCGCGACTGATGCTCTTGCTATGTTGCCGCCACACTTTGTCGTTCTGCCGGGTTAGATCCGCAGTAAAGTTTTCCGCGACCTTTGTCGCCCAGGGGGTTATGATTTCACTGTAGCGCTCCAGCGCCGCAATAATTTCCGTGATACTGTCATTTGAACCATCGTAGCGACCATTTACGATGTCCCCGACCGCCCGCGCTATCCTGCGTAGACTGGTTCGATACCGGATTTCCGCCTGACGGTTCCTGCGGTTCGTCATCAGGTTCGCCGATGCCGGGCGGCGCTTCGTCTTCGGCATTCTCTATGTCCTCGTCGGTAATGGATGCCCCGATGCCGGTTACGTCAGAATTTTCGCGCAAATCAGTCATAGCGGCTTTCAGTGTCATCAGACCATCACCCAGCGCTGTACTGATTGCGTTGGTGGTATTTAACGCCACCGTTGAACGATCGACATCAGACATTTGCCAGAGCGGGTTAAACTCAAACGTGAAATCATCCGGGAGCGGCTTGCCAAGTTCCGAACGATGCATGATGTCCAGTATCCGCCGCACCGGAAGACGTAAACGCCTCTCCTGCAACGAGCTTACCCGGTCGTAATAGTTGGCAAGGTCTGCATCGCCGGTAGAAAATCCCTTCGGGGACTGTCCGAACAACCGCACCAGTGGGATACCAACAGCGCCACTAATCTGTTCTGCAAACTGTGAAAGGATGTCATCCAGACCACTGAAGCTGTACTGATGGGTTTCAAACTTATCCCGCGAGTCCATGAGCGTCATGCCTTCATTGCTCTGGAACTGTCGAATCAGGTCAATATTCTTCAGCAACGCTTCATACGCAGGACCACCAAGTGCGATAAGCTCGCGTAGCTTCTCCACGCTGTAGGTGCGCAGATGCGCTTTGTAGACCAGCTGCGCCGCGCCGACAGTAGCGCTGTCGAACGCGGTAAGACGATCCCAGATACGCTCCACAACCGACATTCCCCATTCGTTCTCGGTCATCTTCTGCTGAAATGGCAGCGTGACGCCATCAAAGCGAATCAGTCGACTGTGATGAATGCGCCAGGCAGGAATTCCCGTTGCGGTGGTCACCACATCGTAAAACTCAGGTTTACCCAGGTCCGGCCCCATATCTTTAATGCGGCGGGTCAGTACCGGGTCAATCATCCAGCGGTCGAGCGGGAGAATCCCCTTAAACTTGCCCTTACCGATGGTTTCGGGTCGCAGCGGGGTCATTGGTGCCTGCCCCTCAATCATGATGAAACCCACCGCGCCGCCGTAGAGGCGCGACCATTTCAGCACGTCATTCAGCGCATCCCAGATTTGCAACTCATCCAGTTGTGATTCGAGAATGCCACGATCTTTTGCATCAATTTCCGAAGTGATGCGAATGCCTTTGCGGGTCATATCATCCGGGATAGCATCGACCGCTTCGCCGATGATCCAAGATGAACGATAGGACCATTCCACCAGCATGCGGTTACGACTGGTGAAATTAGCCCGGTAGGTGGATGCTGAGTGCTGGTTAGGTGCCTGCATCCCTACGCGGGCAATAAAATTCTCATAACCATCAGCTGTGGCCTGCGCAGTTCGCCGCAGGGCTTGTTTGTTTCGTGCCATCAGGCCTGTCTCCCCAGCTGTTCCCAGATATCCAGCGATGTATCAATTGGCGCGAAGGCCATAATGAATGCGTCAGCAACGTTTGGTGACGGTATCTCGCGTTTTGCGAGGTCTTTTTTACTTTCGACCATCACACGTCCGTTACGGTCAAAATCGCGATGAGGTGTTGTCAGTTCCAGTTTCAGCTTTTCAAGCAACGGACAACGAGAATCTATGCTGATCAGCTCATCCACAGGATACTGTTCTCCGTTGTTAATGGCGTTAAACGTATTTCTGAAACGGTCAGCCACCAGCCACCATGCCTGAGCCTTAAGATTTGCGAAAAAGTCTTTGTTGGGGATGCCGTTGTATTCGTCATCTGGTTCATGCACACCAGCACCAGCGTTAAACCTCTGGTAATTCACACGTCGCGCGTATGCATTCTCGCTCTTCCGGTCAGCGTTAATTTCAGAGAATTTAGCACCGGCAGACGCACCAACACCGATAGAGTCGTAAACAATATCTGCTTCACGCTCCAGCGCCGCCTGATAAGTACGCTGGCAGCTCTTCAGTAATTCATCTTCTTTGGCCTTCCATTCGTCGGCCCAGAAAACAACGGATCCGTGACGGTAAACGTTAGCGCACTTATCTGTACCACTGTCAGCCACGTCAAAGCCAATACGCTTTCTTCCACTGGGTTCGAAATTTAACGTTTTGTGCGCATCCACTGCGGCTTCTATCCAGGACAGTTTGATGATTGCCGCATCATCATCAGACTCCGGAACGCCCTCATACACATGTTTAAAACCATCCGGATCACGGCGTCGCGCCGCGTCGATAACCTTAAGCATGGTGTCAGACAGAAACGGATTTTCGTCATAGTTAATTTTGCGGATGAGAGTGCCTTCGGGCGGATCAACAACGAAGTTGCGCCAGACGAAATCAGTAACAAGTCCGGGGTTGAATATGAACCAGCATTCCGAACCCTCTTTACGGATCGTTGGCTCCAGAATTTTCCACTGGTATTCCGTCAGTGCGTGGGCTTCTTCCAGCCACAACACATCGATCCCCTCCAGTGATTTAATTTCTTCGATGTTGCGCCATAATCCATAAAAAACAAATTCCGAGCCAGTAACCCGGTTAATGATTTTGTTGTTCAGAATCCGGAAACGGTGCCGCAGGCCAAACCTGTCTATCTGAATTTTGAGCAGGGTATAAACCGACTCTTCGATTTTATTCTGGATCTGACGGGCACAACAAAAACGCAGGGTGTATTTATTCGACAGAAATATGGCAATGCCAGCGGCATCCCATGATTTTGACGATGACCGGCCACCATAAAGCACTTTGTTACGTGCCCGCGTAGTCCAGAAACTACGTAAAGCCGGATTAAGCGTCGCTTTGGATGTCAGAGTAGAAGTCATTGAGGTCACGCTCTCCATTGCCATCATCAATACCTGCATCACGGCGAAGACGATCAGCCTCCAGAGACACCTTATCAGTGGCGGCCTTGCGGTAGGCTGTATCAGCAAATATTTTTCCTACCGTCGCAAGCGTGCCAACGATGGACTCAATACGAACTGTATTGCGCATCATTGCTTTCTCGGCGGCGCTGATATTTTCCATCAGCATCTTCCTTTCCTGGTCCCCATTAGCATCTTCCAGCGACACCAGCCACCGACCAATATTCTCTGCAGCGACAAGGTTGTTAGCACGAAGGCGAAATAATTCGTCCTCGAGCGTCAACGCTTTAGCGTCCTCTATCACCTCATCTTTGAGCAGAAGGCGACGGGCATAACCACCGTGTTTTAATGCCTGCTGGTTACCGGGTTGGAATGGGTTAGTCGGGGGATCGGTACGCATTCCGCGTATCGGTTTCGTATCCAGTGTAGGTTCTGTTTTTGGTTGCGTACCTTTTTGTGTAAGGCCAGTAATGGCAGGCTTTCTGCTGGTACGCACTTTTCTTTTTTGCGTACCATTTTTGCAAACCTGCGTACCGCCACTGCGTACCCAACCAAGCTTTTTGGCCCTCTTCCTGATAGCCCCTTCTGTAACGCCGTATTTCTCGCCTATATCACGGAGGCTAAGGACTCCGGCCCGGTATGCCGATTCGATGGCCTCCCAGTCCGGTTTTGCCATGAATTTTTCCTCTTAGTGACATTATCGAAGCCCCTTATCAAAGGAGCTTCTGTAATGTCAGTCCCGAACAAACGTAACCTTCGTGTTTGTCACTCGCCTTACAAGGCGCGCCGCTTCGCGTTGCATTTCATCGATAACTTTTGGCGTCATCGGCTGATGCGCATATTTACGTTCAATCTCTGCAAAAATCTCGTTCATCGTTTCGCTGTCTGGTGGGATAACTTCAACGTTTAATCGTGCCATTGGTTTGTGCTGCCCTGTTTTTCTCAAAAGTCCTGATATCAGCCTTATCCCTGTTGCACTGTGCTAACGCTGACAACAACGCAACATTCAGGTTAAGGCTGGCTCCCCACGTAAACGGGTCGGGTAAATCTGGCTGGGGTGTTTCAGCCGTCAGACTTGCTGGTAACGGAATGACCGGCACCGACACGTATACCGTTCGCGTATTCGTGCAACCGCTTAACTGCACCAGAAGGAACAACACGAACAGCGCAATCATCATCCGCAACAGCCACTTTGATATCTTCCTGGGTTCTCTGTGACTCCAGTGCGCTCTGCTGTTTTGCATGCTGGTTAGCCTCTATAACTGTATTGATGATTTGCAGTGATTGCAGGACGTTACTGGTAATGGCTGTTGCAGATTCAGCATTTCGTACAGCCTCATCAGCGCGCTCCTTTTCGTGCTGATATTTGCTGTAGTAATGCCCGGCAGACCAGATAAAAGAACCGATGACGGTAACAAAGAAGGCAACAATAACCAGCTTATATCTCAGCTTCATTTACCCCCCCACCAGCTTCTTTAAATCGGGCAATCAGGTCACCGATTCTATGTTCATACTGACCGTAACCAGCGCCCGGCAACGAAGCCCAGATATTGCTGCAACGGTCGATTGCCTGACGAATATCGCCGCGGTCAATCATCGGTAAAGCGCCACGCTCTTTAATCTGCTGCAGCGCTACAGCATCCTGGCTTTCTGGAGAAAAATCTTTCAGACCAAGTTGCTTGCGGTAGGCATCCCACCAGCGTGAAAGAAGCTGGTAACGTCCGGCGGCTGTTGATTTGAGTTTCGGATTTAGCGTGACAAGTTTGCGGGGGTGATCGGAGTAATCAGTGAACAGTTCGCCACCGACAATAACATCATAACCGTGATTTCTGGTTTTCTGCCGTCCGTTATCTGTTCCTTCTGACCATGCCACCATATCAAGGAAAGCTTTACGCTGGGAATTAAGTGCCTGCATTAATTACTCCTTATGGGCACCGAACTTGTTACCGATGACCCTCATTGCCGCACCACGAATAGCATCAACACCAATCAGCCCCACCCCACCACCAATGGCAACAGAAAGTGATTTAGGCCATCCGACATACTCAAGCGCGGATGCAAAGGTCAGCGTCAGGGCACCACAGAGCAAAATCTCAAGCGTTTTTCGTTTCCAGCCCCCACCACCGCCAAAATAGGCGATGCGCAAACCAGCCATAACGATCGACATAATCACTGCGCCCAGCGGAGTGTCTCCACGCCACCAGCTCTGAAACAACTCCAGCCAGTCCGGCCAGGTATTTGGGTTATGAGGCATTTCATCATCTCTCACCTCGCACATATCGCGGGTGCAAATTGAGGGAATAAAAAATCCCCGAATATTCCAGGAGCGGAAACGGGGAAAGGCGTTGCACTAAATGGGTCTGTCTGCGGCCTTAAATAAAAAACCCCGGCAAATGCCGAGGTCAGTTAATCGTTGCCGCTGTGAGTGCCGCAGCGCACTATCTCTTTATCAGGCCACTTACGCGTTAAACCAGGTGCCAACCGTAACTCAGTGATGCTTTACGCTTCCTCTCCCTCACTACGTCGCCATGGGAGCCCGACCAGATTAACGCTGTCGTCACGTTGCCAATATATGGCATCCAATGCATTCTTTTTATTTAGCTATTTCATTTTTTCTATCCGTCAGAAACAACAAAACCCGCTCAATGGCGGGTTCTGGTAAAGTTCATGCGCTTGGTTCGCCTCGCGATACAGCTTTGCGAAGCATACCGAAATTGAAGCAGTTTATGCGTAAAAAATCAAGCTATTTTTTGAGCAAATGATTCTCGCATGGGAATATATAGGACATACTCAGCAACTGCCAACCAATTAGCAATTCGCTTTTCGCATGTGCTAAAACACCACTCAGGATGTGCATCATTCAGCAATTCAGCCATTTTGCGCTTAGTCATCCCCCGCCCTTCATACCGTTGCCGGAGGACACTAATCAATCCAGGATGCTCTGCCAGCACCTCACTTATGACTCGATCAATACATAACGCCTCTGCATCAGTACAATGCGCCAGCCAGGTCTTTTGCTTGCCATTGATCATCTCTCGCAAAAACGCTTCCAGCTCAATTTTATCCATTCCCGCTTTTTTCATTCTGCGCAGGGCTTCATTGATGGCTGTTTTCGTCAATTTTTTGGATGCCAGCAACTGGTTAAACATATTCCCCGTCTTACCGCCGCCAATATACGACCAGCGCCCCCACATGCGCAGTTTTCCCTGAATCCAGACACTTTCCAGCGTGGTGAGACGAAGGTGTTCCCCGCTTTTGCCTGTATTTGTTGGGTAAATCATAAATAACCTTCCTTTCTCCAGATTTCTTGCGTACGAAAAACACCTTCTGCGTGCATCAGGCGTAATTCTTCTTTGGTGTAATCGCTGGTTTTTACCCGCCCGTCGATTAAATCGTGGCACGAGCTACAGGCAATCGCTGCCTGCATATCGTGTGGCTTTATCGCTGTTCCGCACGTTCCCGCCAGTCGGTAATGCGCCAGCACAGACGTTTCGGGATTGTGATTGCAGTAGCCAGGGATTCTGACCTGGCACATCTGGCCCCGCGCTGCTTTACGTAAATCCACCATTACGCAAACTCCAGCAGCTGCGCGGCCACATTTTCGACTTCCTCCAGAGAGGAGAATTTACGGAACAGGATCCAGTTCCACAGCACATTCAGTACAGATTTATAAACCTGCTGAAACACGGTTTCGTCCATATTCGCAAACGCGATAGATTTCGCCCGACGCCCACGACTACCATCAGGATAAAGATGCTCGGTGTAAAATCCGGCCTGAATGGTTACCCACTCGCGGAAAGCCTCAAACGACTTTAGCAATGCCGTATCTCGGGTTCTGCGTGTCGCAACTGTATTCAGATATTGCTCTGCGGCTTCGCTCAGAGCTGGCGTATGTTCCCGGCCTACTGATTCGCACAGATAATCAACGAAACCGGACACCAGTTTTCGTTCGCGAGGAGTGATCGCCCCACCGACCGGAGTCCAGTAATCGAATCCGAGTTGCAGAAGTTTGAAAAAACGCTTATGGAATGCGTAGTTACGAACGCGCTTAAAATCAGCGTGTATCCACTCGCCTATTTTGATTTGATGCAGAAAATCACAACTCTCCGGCGTCGCCGGGAGAAGTAATCCGGAAGAGGTTTGTTTGACCAGTTGTATATGCGCCATCGTAGTTCTCCGCTGGCGCAGTAGAATGGGTGTTCAGCCCGTTATGTAGTATACCAGAATTAATGCCAATACTAACAGGATGCTCTGACTCGCAATTCATCCAGCAGTTTATCATTTCCCATAATGTCACTTACCCTCATCGGTAAAAAGATTGCCTTTCGACCATTACGGTACATCATTGATTTTGGGGTTTCAGGGAAGTAATCCATTTCGACTATAACTGACAGGTCATCACGACGTATGACTGCGTATTTGCTACTAAATAGTTTCTTTATTTTTTCCACGATGCCTCCAGGTTTATAAGGACAAACGGTTATATCCACATAGAGACAAAAATATTAATCTGAAAAATATTTATTTCACGTCGTATATTTGATTATTTAATGTGCAGGTACAATGACTTTTATTTTTTGTTGTGTATATAATCAAATATATGGTTATTTTTCACCCTGCGCATTCAGCACGCAACAAAAAACCCGCCGAAGCGGGTTTAGTGCGGGTGCGTTGAGGATGCCTGACACATGAGAGGTGGCGAGGGATTTCTCCCCCGCCGGGTCTCTTACTCCTCAGATTCGTAAGCTGTGAAGACAGCGACCTCCGTCTGGCCGGTTCGGATTCGTACCTCGCAGAGGTCTTTCCTCGTTACCAGTGCCGTCACTATGACGGTTAAACAGATGACGATCAGGGCGATTAACATCGCCTTTTGCTGCTTCATAGCCTGCTTCTCCTTGCCTTTCGGCGCGTAAGAGGCTAACCTACATGTGCAAGTCATAGATATGGCCTCAGATTAATGTTAAGCGTCTTGCCGGACGCGTAATGTTAACTGGGGCTTTTCTCTATCTGCCTTTTGGTGTTCATGCCTGAGACAGATAGCCTCAAGCACCCGCAGCAATTCTACTTAACTCTCGCTTTACCGCAAACCGTTTTTACCCGATATGGGAATTCCCATATCGTAATGAATTCAGTTCCCTAGTCGATCCATCAAAAACACAACCAGGCAGTAAACGCCCACAACAGCAATAACAGCCAGCGCACCTTCCATTGCCAGTGAAATATCATCCGACATATTCCCTCCTTTGGTGTGAATCCCGGCGAACGTTTTTACCCCCACCGACAAATAACATATACTAAAAAATCAATAGCTATAGCAACGCCTGTAATTGCAAAGGCTTCAGGCCAGATCATTGGCGCACCTCCTGCGGCGGTTCTGGTAGCGGCATCCAGTGGGTTACTCCGTCAATTGGTTCATCGTCGTCGTACTCCAATGCGGCTATATAGAACCCGTCACGACGAGAATAAGAAATCCCGGACATTACAATGCCATCCGAAACAACAATAATGTCACCCGTTTCTTCCGGCATTCGCTCACTACAGCTTATCCAACCATCCGGAGTTACCGGAAGCGAGAACGGCAGCACATCTCTGTGAACAAGTTTTTGCTGTGACAGGTTATCCAGAACTTTCTGTACTGCTGCATCACCGAATACACCAAGCGCATCTGCCATAACTCCTACAACCTGATAAGCCTCAGCGCATACCGTGGATAAACCATCCGGAATTACCGGAGAGTTGGTTGACGTTTCCGAGGTTTCCCGAAAATTATTGGTTGACGAATCCTTATTTTCCCGAAAGTTTCCAGCCTGAAGCATTGCGGCGCGGCAGGCGTTCCAGCCTCTCACCTCTGCAATAGCGGCAACAGCATCAACCGCGTACATGCTAAGAGGATTAGGCATTGGTTTTTCTTCCGGTACTACTGGAACGGGTGGAGCGGCGTAGACTTCAATAATCCCATTATCAATAGGCCATTCTCCATCCTTGAGGTAGTCACTTGTGCCGTCAACTTTCTGTTCTGCAATGTGGAATGCACCTATTGGTTTTGCTTCCAGCGATACCAGTGCAATTCGTGCCAGTTCCTCCGCTTCTTCTGCTGGCAGTACAACGTTGCTACCCGGTCCGTATGTTTCGCGCCACTGCTTGATTGTCAGCAGTCGCTCTTTGGTTATAGTGGTCATTTGTTAGTCCTTAAACTGCCAGTTGCAATTGCATTTCAAAGCGGTCGCGTTGTTCACAATACGCAAGAGAACCAGGGCTATTGTGTGCCTCAATCCGTTCTACCATTAATGCTGCGCGTGTCTCTTTACTTGCAGGTGCATAAGCCCCAGACCAGGCTTTATCAATACCGATGTTTCGAGCGACGTTCGTACTATCTGCGCTGGCTAAGGGTAATTTTGTGAATATCAGCGGATTTAACATGCGCAATCCATGTAGTTTCGTAACCGGCTGACCATGCTCATCAACAATGTGACGAATCAGGTCTTTCATTCTGGCTACCGCAAGAGTTGGGCGCTTTACGTCATAGTCTCCACAACTACCGATAGCCACTCGCGGAAACTCATTGCACAAATGAATAAACCGCTCGTCACTTTCATTCATGTGCCACACTGGAACGCCAGATAGTTTTCCGTGAGGCCACTCATTCAGAAGCGCATCATTTTCCTCCTCTCCGCCATCAATAACATCCGGGATAATGGCAAAATCGAATCCTGGGTGATTCTTCCAGCGAGCGACAAACTCGTAGTAATCGCTCCAGTCGATTTTGTTTTTGCCAGCTGCTTTCCAGGCGGTGAATGCACCGTTGTCCAGCGCGAACGACTGACAGTATTCAGCCGCGAGATTGATCTGTCCTGAATGCGCAAAACTGATAAACGCATGCCGCCCTTTCCATGCTCTCATTGCGCACGTATCAGGAGTAATAGGCCCACCGTGATAGTGAATCATCTCACTCTCCTTTGATGCGAATGCCTGTTGCAATGCTGTTTATGATGCTGTCAGTGCATGGGGTAGAAAGCTGGGCATCTCCAGCAATTTTCATGACCTCAACATCTGCATATCGAATACCGAGGTGTATCAGACCGGCTATACCTGACTTAAGCCGAGCATTTTCCATAAACAGATCCTTTGCCCGCTGTTTTTCTGCCTCAAGCTCAACGCGCAGCTTCCCTACCGTTAGCGCAATATCCTCGTTCTCCTGGTCGCGTGATTTGATGTATTGCTGGTTTCTTTCCCGTTCATCCAGTAGTGCCAGCACGGTAGCTGGGTTAACCTCTGCTATGAATTCAGCGTTTGCATAAGCCTGAGCATCTGTTTCAACCAGGCAGTTAACGTGACATTCTGCAATTACGCCACCGGGTTCTCCTTTCCATTTTTGACAAACAAAAACTCCTGTTATATTCCCATGCTGATTGACCGATGTATGCCCTACGATGTAGCTCCCTTTCGTTGCCTTTTCTGCCGCTTCACGCAGTGCCTGATAGTTAATTTTGCTCACTGGTTGCCTCCTTTGCGAAGCTGTTCAGCAATACTTACGCATATCTCTGCGCCTCTAATCAGCCCCGGAACGTTCTTGTTTGGCCCAACTTCACCATCAACAAAATCAATCATCGCGTTACGAGCCATATCCACCCCCTGCGCACGTACTTCAGCCAGGAGAGCGTCGGTAGCTGGGGTTTCCGTGAAGTTGTCCTCCCAACCGTAGTACTCCTGACGACAGAAGTTATTAAATTCCTTCTCCGACTGTTTAAGCGCCGCATTCTCCACTGCCAGCGCCGCGCACTTGGCCTCAAGAGCTGCAACCACTTCCTGATGGTCTTTGTACTTAACGTATGAGCCGGAGATGTCATCACCTTCGGTGTTTAGCCATGCGTCATTGCAATTCACTGCGTAGGTTCTGATGCTGATGCTCTCCCGCCCCTGACAGACGCCAGGCCAGTCAATAAAGTATCCGCAATGCCTACCCTCAGACGTGCGCGCAGGATAAATGCCGTTATGACCCGGCAAAATATATGCTACCCATTCATCTTGCGTTGCCTGTTCCGCCGCCTCGCGCAGTTCTTGATAGTCAATCTTGCTCACTGGTTGCCTCCTGGCAAAGCTGGGCGACAATATCGCGATATTTATTCAGCTCCCGCAGCGCGACACAGACTCGCTCCCATTTCCGGATATCACTTTTCGCCCGACGCAGTTCGCGGTTTGCCTGTCGCAGCGATGGCAGAACCAGATTATCCACTCGCTTCTCAAGCGGCTGCACAATGTCTGCCACAGTTTCTGTTTTAATATCTTCCTGTGTTGCAGCTTCCTGTCCCGGTAACGCAACACCTGCTGGTTGAGGAAAGGCCTTACCATCACTTTCCGTTACCAGCGCGGCTTTCGGCTCTGCTGGTAAATTATCGCCCGGCATGCAGTAACGAAATTTACCGTTCTGATTAACGCGTGCCAGCCGCCCCGTTGCGGTTACCACCGCCAGCGTGGAAGCAACCTTGCGAGTACTGACACCGAACTTACCCGCCAGTTCCTCACACGTTTTAGCCCCATCCTGACCGATAAACTCAATCATCATGTCTGCGGTAACTTTTTGTTCGACCTCCCCGGTCAGCATATCCTGTGCTTCAGATTTTACTGGCCGCTCTTCGGTTACCCGGGATTCACCTTCGCCAGCCAGAGACCAGGTGTGACCAGTTTTATCAACAACGCCATTTCTTTTGAGTTCCCACAGCTCGTTGACAGCCTCTTCACGACTGATATCAAGTCGCGCAGCCAGTTCTACCGACGTGGCTTTTCCCATTGCTTTCAGTGCGTCAAATACAGTTTCCATTAAAATTTCCTCCCGGTAAAAATCACTTCGCAATTCCTGGCTGGACGACATTCGGACGCCAGCTCTCCCAGTTAAAATTCACCCATCGCCCGCCGTTCATGGTCATGCGATCCATAATCCGCTCGCCGAGCAATGTTTTCATGGCCTCATAGTTCAGGTTTGTCAGCATCCCCACGCTGCGCATCGACGCTGTCCGGCGATCAACAATCTGGTGCAGCACCACCTGCTCGTTTTTTGTCTCGCGCTGAATGCCAATTTCATCAAGAACCAGCAGATCCACTTGGCACAGTTCCCGCAAAAATTTTTCGCCTGATTGCCCGTCGTCATAGCTGGCGTGTAGAGCACTCATGACATCAGCCACGGTAACCACAATCACTGTCTGGCCATCTTTCAGCAGGCGATTCCCGATAGCCGCCGCCAGATGGTTTTTTCCGGTACCAGGTTTTCCGCTGAACGCAAAATTTGTACACCCGGTCATCAGTTCATCAGCGATAGATTTCGCCTGGTTCAACGCGTATCGCTGACCGTCGTTCTGCACCTGGTAATTCGCAAACGAGCATTTGCGGTGCAATGGCTGGATGCCAGAGCGATTCAGAATTTTTTCCACCCGCAACTGACGATTCTGACGGTTGATCTCCTCACAACGTTTCTGGCCTTCGGAAAGTTGCCACTCGCGCCACTCCGCTACCGTTTTGAATGGGGCGGTTACATGTGGCGGGGCCAGTCTGCGGATACGTTCAAGAATGCCTCCTGCCGCAATATTTTTCATGGTCAGTTACCCCCTGAAGCCTGGCGGGATCGCACTATCCGGTAACGAGACGGTGTTAACCTGTCGGAGTAACGTCTCAGGTCGAACACCTTTTGGCGCGAACAAGCCCTGGTATTCATTGGCGATGCTGTGTCGAATCACCTGCTCAGGTGAAAAACCCTGCTGGCGGAATTTTTCCAGCTCCCGTATCGCCCCGTTAGCGCCCTGCTCCGTTCGAATTGGTTTTCGCAATGCCTGCCTGAACTGGACCCACTCATGCCAGAGTGTTTCCGGCAACCAATCGGGCAGAGCAACTGACAACGGGTCGAATTTTTTCTGGCGAACCGCCCCACCGATAACCAGAATTCCCTGCTCGGTGTGCCTTGCGATATCACTGCGCCGCAAGACACATATCCCGGTTTCAACAGCACCGATTTTGAGCAATGATTTTTGTCGTGGAGAATTTCGGTCAAGTTCGATCCCACACCGGACACCGTTCCTGTCAGTCACGACGATATCAATCCGCCCTCCGCAGCCGTCTCCACGCTCTGGTACCGGATACTCACGACAGACATCCAGGCCAGCAGCCTGCAACGCCGCCACCGCAGAATTACAAAATTCTGCTGCAGTACCGCCAGACAATCTCCCCTCAAGCACTCCAGCCACAAAATCCCGAAACTCCCTTCCGGAAGGGAAGGGTTTGGGATGGGTTAGATCAGTATTTATATCTTCCTCTTCCTCTTCCTCTGGTAACGCTTTTTGATCCGTTTGTGTAACGCTGCCAGCGTTACCTTTTCGTTTCAGTTCGCGTATTTTTGTTACTCGCTCGTTTGTAACCGCCCGTTTTTTAGAGCTTTTCCCGTTATGACGTTCAAAGTTAGGTAGAGAAAGCCCACCGTCATTTTCGACCAGCCATCCAACCTGAATTAACGCATCAGCAAAACCAGCCATAAAAGTGATGCGATCTATTGCACTTTTTGTAACGCCGCGAGCGTTACAATCTGCATTACCGTCTATCATTTGTTGATCCGCCCATGCCCAGAAGCGAATAACCTTCCCTAATGCGGCATCTGGATCAATATTCAGAATCTCAGCAAGCCTGAATATTTCCGGCTTATCCGGCGTAATAACCTCGAGCTTTATCCAGTTTGAAGCCATTTGTTTTCACCTTGTAACGCTCGCAGCGTTACATTTAACTGATACCGAACAAAACAATCCGGCACGATTAATTTCAATCAATGCACTACGACAGAATCGCCGGGCGACCCACCACCGCTGAAATGTGCTTTCCGGTAAACGGCCTGTACTGCATCATCATGCGCATCAATTGCCGTACTCAACGCTTCCTGCGCCGCCAGTAATGCACGGCGTTCCAGGGTATCGAAGATGCAGAGTCGGTGACGCAGCTCGCGCGGAAGAATTGCCAGAACCGCAGGGATGAGTTTCTGAATTTTTTCCCTTTGCGCTTTCGTTTCACCTTTCAACCAACGGTGATAGATATTCTGCTGATTGTTCCAGTCCTTGCCTGGTACAAGGGGCAATTCGCCGCCCCCCTGGCGCAGATATTCTTCAGTAATTGCGTTAGCGACCCACGCCTGCCCTTTTTCGGCTGCCAGGGCTAACAACACTGATTCGATGTGCTCATGCCTGATTTTCATGAATCAACCGCTCCTATGCTGTTTTCGCTATGCTTACCGTCTGGGGGGAATACATCGTCAAGTCCACAATGAGCACCAAGCCGATTAAGGGTAGAAACAATTTTTCTGCACTCCTCTAGCCCAGGGGTACGAAAATTTGCTTCGTAATTTGCCAGTCGGCTTTGTATCCACCCTAACTGAACAGCAAGTTGTCTTTGAGACAGCCCAAGCTGTTTTCGATATGTTGAAATTTTGTTCATCATTACCTCCTGTTTCTATTATTCACATTTCGTGAGTGAGATCAACTACAGATACGTGAGTACCGCCAATTTCACACATCGTGATAAAATCGGAACTATGAAAACGATTGCAGAACAAATAGGCGAGCGCCTAAAAGCCACTCGCCTAAATCGAGGATTAAGTATGGGAAACCTGGCAAAACTATGTGGTTGGTCAGGTTCTTCTCGTATTGCTAACTACGAAGCTGGCACCAGGAGTGTGGGGGCTGAGGATGCGATCATCCTCGGCCAAGTACTAGGCATTTCCCCCGCAGAATTAATGTTCGGTGAACAGGAAAACACGTACTCATGGTTAAATGATAACCAGAAAAAAATGCTAGAGCTGTTTAATCAGCTCCCGGGATCAGAACAAGCACGCATGATTGATCTGTTCGAAATCCGTCTTCAAGAGCTTGATGAGTATGTGGAAAAATATCTAAGAAGCAGGCAACAGAAAAAATCCTCCTAAACCTTTAATCTCCCTCGATTCCAATCAAAAAGCTCTCGCTATTAGCGAGGGCTTTTTTTGTCCATCAAAAATCCAAAAACAACATTGCTCACATATTGAGTTGACAAATCACTCACGATATGTGAGCATTTGTCATATCCAAACAACGCCCCACCAGAGAACGGCAGGACAATACCTCGAGTTATCCAGCCACTGAACAGGGCTAAGTAGCCAGCCTGAGGCATACGAACATGACGGCAGTTGTTGATTGATACAAAGCGCAGTAGATAAAACGTTCCGCCACCCGGCGTTAAGGGGAAAAAAGATGGTTGGTGAAGATCTGGTTGTTATTAACGGTCAATTGTGCAGCAAAGATGTGGCAGCCATGCTTATTAGCAAGGTTCTTCCAACTGTGCTGGAGGTCATTGCAGAAAAAGTAAAGGCTGGTCGTCCAGACAAGGAAGTTGAAGAGGCGGCAAAAACAGTTGTTCATGCCGCTACAGAAGCAATTATTTTGAAGAGCCTAGTTTCGCCCAAGCCTTAAGTGAATCGGCGCTTTTTTTAGCATCACGTTCATTGAGTAGTGACAAAAACTCATTCTCAGCATTCTCGATTTCCGAGAAAAATTCTTGATGAGTTGTTTCTCGCTGCGATCTGATGCTGAAAGCTAAAGCAAGTAGCCAGGCTTTGTCTTTATTATCCATAGGAATACCTTATTACTGGTTGTGTGAGAACTCCAGTATACCACCGAGCCTGAAGTGGTAAAAAGACAGGCGCACAACACGAAGGCGCATTTCCGGTATTCATAAAGAGTCGGTCTTGTCTGTTAAATTTAAATGGTGGGAGTGCGCCTCCGGTTGTAAATAACGACATTGCTATGTGTAGTCTTTGGCGGCATCAGTTCTACTCCGTGGCTGCCCTGCCGCCCCTTTTTAAAGTGAATTTTGTGATTCGGTGAATGCGGCTAAGCGCACGCGGCACAGTTAAAAGCATCAGTGTTATGGGTGGATTATCCGGCGTTAATTGTTAACTGGTTAACGTCACCTGGAGGCACCAGGCACCGCATCGACAAAATTCATTTGTAAAAATGGAGATAATTATGATTGCTCATCACTTCGGAACTGATGAAATACCACGTCAGTGTGTGACCCCTGGCGATTATGTTCTTCATGAAGGTCGGACATATATCGCCTCGGCAAACAATATTAAAAAGCGAAAACTTTATATTCGTAGCCTGACTACAAAAACATGCATTTCTGACTGCATGATTAGAGTCTTCCTCGGTCGTGATGGTTTACCTGTAAAGGCGGAGTCATGGTAATGACTAAGAAAATAAAATGTGCTTATCACCTTTGCAATAAAGAAATTGAAGAAAGCAAAATCATTACAAGACCACTTCATTTCATGCGTGGAGTTATACCAACGACGGAAATGAAAAAATATTGTAGTGAAATCTGTGCCGAAAAAGACCAGATGGCACACGAACTTTAATTAACTGACTATCCGAAACTGAATTTATGCCAGCAATGGCAGGGATTCGCTCAACCTTAATTAAGGAGAAAAACATGATTACCAGTTATGAAGCCACTGTTGTTACTACTGATGACATTGTTCACGAAGTTACCCTGGAAGGAAAGCGTATTGGCTACGTGATTAAGACAGAAAATAAAGAAACCCCATTCACTGTGGTTGATATCGACGGTCCATCAGGCAACGTTAAAACACTTAACGATGGTGTTAAAAAAATGTGTCTGGTGCACATAGGAAAGAATCTGCCCGCAGAAAAAAAAAGCCGAATTTCTGGCAACTCTGATTGCAATGAAATTAAAAGGTGAAATCTGAAAAAAAGAAAGCCTGCACACTGTGCAGGCCTGAGTGAAGAACCTGGGACATTTATTCATCACTCGCATTAATTTTAATCTGAGTTGAGGTTAAAAAACAATGAGCACCGATAAACAAGTTTACCCACTGTATTACGAAGCAAAAAATGACAAAGTAAGAAAACGTCTCGGTATTAAAGGCGGTTTCTACTGGGCTGAAGCGAAAAAATTATCCATTGCCATCTCCCGTGGTGCTGTTGCGATTGACGATGCTGGCTACGATGAAGATGACTTTAAAAAACCTGTTCGCGTCAATTTGCCCGTTGTTGATGACCTTCCACCAGAAGGCGTATTTGATACGGAATTCTGCAACCGTTACGAAAAAGGCGGGGAAGATGGCATCACAATGGTATTTATCGCGCCCTCATCCTCTGCGCAGGACAAACCAGCCAGCACTGACAATACCAATGTTAATGGCGAAGACATGACGGAGATTGAGGAGAATATGCTACTCCCGATTTCCGGTCAGGAGCTGCCCATTCGCTGGCTTGCTCAACACGGCAGCGAAAAACCGGTAACGCACGTTTCACGCGACGAACTACAGGCATTACACATTGCACGAGCTGAAGAACTACCAGCTGTTACTGCCCTGGCTGTTTCCCACAAAACCAGCCTGCTCGACCCGCTGGAAATTCGCGATCTCCACAAACTGGTGCGTGATACTGACAGAGTTTTCCCTAATCCAGGCAATTCAAGCCTGGGGCTGATGACTGCTTTTTTCGAAGCATACCTGGACGCAGACTACACCGATCGCGGTCTGCTGACAAAAGAGTGGATGAAAGGAAATCGTGTTTCACGCATCACGCGCACGGCTTCCGGCGCTAATGCTGGCGGCGGGAACCTCACCGATCGCGGCGAAGGTTTCGTTCACGATCTGACGTCACTGGCGCGCGACGTAGCCACTGGCGTACTGGCTCGTTCAATGGACGTGGACATTTATAACCTTCATCCGGCACACGCTAAACGTGTCGAGGAAATTATCGCTGAAAATAAACCGCCCTTTTCTGTTTTCCGCGACAAATTCATCACCATGCCTGGCGGGCTGGATTATTCCCGCGCCATCGTGGTTGCGTCCGTAAAAGAAGCACCAATTGGGATCGAGGTTATCCCCGCACACGTCACTGAATATCTTAACAAAGTACTGACTGAAACTGATCATGCCAACCCTGATCCAGAAATCGTGGATATTGCCTGCGGTCGTTCCTCTGCCCCGATGCCGCAGCGTGTAACAGAAGAAGAAAAACAGGATGATGAAGAAAAACTGCAACCATCTTGCGCAATGGCAGATGAACAGGCAACGGCTGAAACAGTGGAACCGGATGCAACTGAACATCATCAGGACACGCAGCCGCTGGATGCTCAGTCACAGGTAAATTCTGTTGATGCGAAATATCAGAAACTGCGGGCAGAACTCTATGAAGCCCGGAAAAACATTCCGCCCCAAAATCCTGTCGATGCAGACAAATTACTGGCTGCCTCTCGCGGAGAATTTGTTGAAGGGATTAGCGACCCGAATGATCCGAAATGGGTTAAGGGGATCCAGACCCGCGATTCTGTGTACCAGAATCAGCCAGAAACGGAACAGAACGACCCAAATACGCAACAAAACGAGCCAGAAACGAAACAGCCTGAGCCAGTAGTGCAACAACAGGAAACGGAGAAAGTTTGCACCGCCTGCGGTAAGGCTGGCGGCGGCAACTGTCCTGACTGTGGCGCGGTGATGGGCGACGCAACGTATCAGAAAACCTTTAATGAAGAAAATCAGAATGAATATCAGGAAAAAGGTCTGGAGGAAATGGAAGGTGCTGAACATCCGCACAATGAGAATGCTGGCAGCGATCCGCATCGCGATTGCAGTGATGAAACTGGCGAAGTCGCAGATACCGTAATCGTAGAAGACATAGAGCCAGGTATTTATTACGGAATTTCGAATGAGAATTACCACGCGGGTCCCGGTGTCAGTAAGTCTCAGCTCGATGACATTGCTGATACTCCGGCACTGTATTTGTGGCGTAAAAATGCCCCCGTGGACACTACAAAGACAAAAACGCTCGATTTAGGAACCGCTTTCCACTGTCGGGTACTTGAACCGGAAGAATTCAGTAACCGCTTTATCGTAGCACCTGAATTTAACCGCCGTACAAACGCCGGAAAAGAAGAAGAGAAAGCGTTTCTGATGGAATGCGCAAGCACAGGAAAAACGGTTATCACTGCGGAAGAAGGCCGGAAAATTGAACTCATGTATCAAAGCGTTATGGCTTTGCCGCTGGGGCAATGGCTTGTTGAAAGCGCCGGACACGCTGAATCATCAATTTACTGGGAAGATCCGGAAACAGGAATTTTGTGTCGGTGCCGTCCGGACAAAATTATTCCTGAATTTCACTGGATCATGGACGTGAAAACCACAGCGGATATTCAACGATTCAAAACGGCTTATTACGACTACCGCTATCACGTTCAGGATGCATTCTACAGTGACGGTTATGAAGCACAGTTTGGCGTGCTGCCAACTTTCGTTTTTCTGGTTGCCAGCACAACTGTTGAATGCGGACGTTACCCGGTTGAGATTTTCATGATGGGCGAAGAAGCAAAACTGGCAGGCCAGCAGGAATATCACCGCAATCTGAGGACCCTGGCTGACTGCCTGAATACCGATGAATGGCCAGCTATTAAAACGTTATCACTGCCCCGCTGGGCTAAGGAGTATGCAAATGACTAAGCAACCACCTATCGCAAAAGCCGATCTGCAAAAAACCCAGGGAAACCGTGCACCAGCAGCAGTAAAAAATAACGACGTGATCAGCTTTATTAATCAGCCATCAATGAAAGAGCAACTGGCAGCAGCTCTCCCACGCCATATGACGGCTGAACGAATGATACGTATCGCCACCACAGAAATTCGTAAGGTTCCGGCGCTAGGAAACTGTGACACCATGAGTTTTGTCAGTGCGATCGTTCAGTGTTCACAGCTCGGCCTTGAGCCAGGTAGCGCCCTCGGCCACGCATATTTACTGCCTTTTGGTAATAAAAACGAAAAGAGCGGTAAAAAGAACGTTCAGCTAATCATTGGTTATCGCGGCATGATTGATCTGGCTCGCCGTTCTGGTCAAATCGCCAGCCTGTCAGCCCGTGTTGTCCGTGAAGGTGACGAGTTTAGTTTTGAATTTGGCCTTGATGAAAAGTTAATACACCGCCCGGGAGAAAACGAAGATGCACCAGTGACCCACGTCTATGCTGTCGCAAGACTGAAAGACGGAGGGACTCAGTTTGAAGTTATGACGCGCAAACAGATTGAACTGGTGCGCAGCCAGAGTAAGGCTGGTAATAACGGGCCATGGGTAACTCACTGGGAAGAAATGGCAAAAAAAACGGCTATTCGTCGCCTGTTTAAATACCTGCCCGTATCAATTGAGATCCAGCGCGCGGTATCAATGGATGAAAAGGAACCACTGACAATCGATCCGGCAGATTCCTCTGTATTAACCGGGGAATACAGTGTAATCGATAATTCAGAGGAATAATTCAGCTAGGCGGTGTAATGCACCGCCAACGTGAAATATTTTTTATGAGAACAATTATGAGATATGACGATGTTAAACCATGTCCGTTTTGTGGTTGTCCATCAGTAACGGTGAAAGCCATTTCAGGATATTACCGCGCGAAGTGTAACGGATGCGAATCCCGAACCGGCTATGGTGGAAGTGAAAAAGAAGCACTCGAACGATGGAATAAACGAACCACTGGAAATAATAATGGAGGTGTTCATGTATAAAATTACCGCCACTATTGAAAAAGAAGGTGGCACTCCTACTAACTGGATAAGATATTCAAAATCTAAATTAACGAAATCAGAATGCGAAAAAATGCTCTCAGGGAAAAAAGAAGCAGGCGTTTCCAGAGAGCAGAAAGTAAAACTGATAAATTTTAATTGCGAGAAACTTCTGTCCTCGTGAGTTGCATTGTATTCAAATTAAAACTTCATAGCTGATTATTAAAAATCAACCACACCCGCCAGTATTCTGTATATTTACTGGCGGTCATATCGTAAGAGGTATGGCAATGAATCTTGTGACACTCAAAACGTGGGGGAAACTCAGATATCCGGATAACCCACCATCAATATCAACGCTGAGACGATGGGCAAGGAATGGAAACATTTATCCTGCACCTGAACTACACGGGAGGAGTTACAGGGTGGTTCCGGAAGCTTTCTATATCAACCCAAATAAGGTTGATACCGATATAACACACCATCAACCTAATGGGCGACAAGGGAGAGACGGTCCGTTACTGGAGAAGTTAAAACATGCAGCGGAAAAAATACGATCCCAATTTGCCTAAAAACTTAACATATCGAAGGAGGGACAAAGCATATTACTGGCGCAACCCTCTGACGAAAGAAGAATTTACACTAGGTAAAATTTCAAGAAGAGATGCAGTAGCGCAGGCAATTGAAGCAAATCATTATATATACAAAAACTACTCTCCTGCTGCCTTAATTGAAAAACTTAAAGGGTTCGACTCATTTACTATGGCAGACTGGATTGAACGTTACAAAACGATTCTTATAAGGAGAAAAGTGTCCAGAAATACTTATAAAATTCGGGTAAATCAACTGGAGACAATAAAAGAAAAATTAGGAGGGATTTTACTGACAGAAATAACCACTCGCCATATTGCCGAGTTTCTTGATTTGTGGATTGAAGGAGGGAAAAACACGATGGCAGGATCAATGCGTTCTGTGTTATCTGATATGTTCCGCGAGGCCATTGTTGAAGGACGTATATCTCAAAATCCAGTAACGCCAACAAGAGCACCGAAAATAGTAGTTACAAGAGAACGGCTGAAACTAAAGACATACAACTGCATCAGGGAGGCAGCAGATCAACTTCCGGCATGGTTCCCATTAGCTATGGATTTAGCCCTTGTAACAGGACAACGTCGCGAAGACATAACGAATATGCGGTTCAGTGATATTTATGATGACCGTCTCCACATCAGGCAAATTAAGACAGGAATGATGATTGCTATCCCTCTGTCACTCAGCCTTCCTGTCGCTGGTCTACGGCTTGGTACAGTAGTTGAACGATGCCGCCTGGTAAGCCGGGGAGATTATCTAATCAGTGCCGGGATTAGAAAAAACAGCCCTGACGGCAGCATTCACCCGGATGGCCTGACAAAAAAATTTGTCGCAGCCAGAAAATTAACAGGTATCCAGTTCAGTGAAAACCCACCAACTTTTCACGAGATCAGAAGTCTGGCTGGACGATTGTACAAAGAAACATGTGGAGAAGAATTTGCCCAGCGCCTACTTGGTCACACATCGGAGAAGACAACAAAAATGTATCTTGATGAGCGAGAAAAAACGTACTTACTGCTCTGATTTTAACGTAAATGGATTGTTAAATGTATATTGGTTGTGATATAACCAAAAAAGACCGGAATACAGAAATTCGAGTAAATTTCGGGGAATTTCGGGGAGACGCTTGCAACTAATTGATTTTAAATACAATTAAAAAGAGACCGAATACGATTCCTGTATTCGGTCCAGGGAAATGGCTCTTGGGAGAGAGCCGTGCGCTAAAAGTTGGCATTAATGCAGGCTTAGTTGCCTTGCCTTTTAAGAATAGATGACGACGCCAGGTTTTCCAGTTTGCGTGCAAAATGGTCAATAAAAAGCGTGGTGGTCATCAGCTGAAATGTTAAAAACCGCCCGTTCTGGTGAAAGAACTGAGGCGGTTTTTTTATTGGAAATCAAAAGGCTATTTTAGGTAATTAACAGAGTTTTTCAGCTCGTTCTATAAACGGTGCCAGACTCATTTTTTCGCCGGGATTGTTAGGATCATCAATCTGAATCACCGAAATGGGTTGGGCTTTAGTCTTCCCACTGGCAACTTCCTTTTGTGCGATATCGTTTAAAGGATACTGCACGAGGGTACTTGGGTTAATGACATACAAAGCATTACCCGGTCTGCAAGTCAGCATCACCTCTTCGCGATTAAACGCCCATTTGTCTTTACCCACTTCAAAACGACTGACGGTAATCACCTGCGGTGCAGCCAGCGCCGCTGCAGAACTGGTGAGTAACAGAAACGTCAGAATACTTTTTTTCATCAT